TGCTCTATCGTTTGCTTTTCGAAGGGCAGGCAGAGCCCGCTGAGCACTTCGAAGACTTTGACGATCTCCACCACCGGTCGCCGCCACGAGAAAGCGGGCGGACGCTGAACTTAGGGCACTGGGAACAGGTGCCAACCCCCCAGTAACGCTCAACTCGACCCCCACAGGGTAATTGGTGTGCAGCCCACCTCCGGTTTTGTAGTTCGCGAGCACAGTGTGCCCAAGCGGGGGGATGATCCCATTGATACCATCCCCAAAGATGATCGAGGTTATCAGCTCCTCGTCTGTTTCCACCAGGTAGATGGTGTCAGATGGTCCGTAGCTGGTAGCATCATCCACTTGGGCGTACGGAACTCCGTTGACCGTGACAGACAAAGTACCATCAATAACAGAGTTGGTCCCCAGTAGGAACCGCTGATCAGCTTTTCCATTGGAGGGGCCGAGGTTGTCATTGTGCTCATCCCCCTGAACCACCGCAACGTCCACGTAGTACCCGTCAGTCCCGTCAAAATCAGGGGGCCAGGTCACTGCTACGGGCGCCTGCGGTTGAAAGATGGTTCCATCTTCTGTAGAAAACTGAAGTTCAGCCTCAATGTTGAAGGGGTAAAGGAGCGGGTTTGCTGAAAGGCCCAGCACCCGCATCCTCGTCGAAGAAGAAGGGGTAGCACTATGCATGGTGTACCCGTGAGACTTCGCGATCCACCGAAAGCTCTGCTCTCGAATCAAGGTGGAGGCAATGGTTTCCAGCACACTCGCGTTGTAGTTGTACCCGAGAGCGTCACAAGCGTACGCAAGCAGCTCGACCACTCCTGTCAAAGAGTTGGAACTATTGAAGTCGGTCCACTGCTGGTCCGTGAACGTGCGCTGTGCGTACGCAAGCAGGTCTGCCAGCATGGTCGAGTAATCCAAGCTGGTGAACGAAAAGACGGGGCTATTGCTGTCGCCTGCGGTCATTGCTGTGTCTCCGGTTTCTTGAGTCGGTATGGGCGTACGAAGTTATCCTCGCGGTTAGTCGCCCGATACCGAAATCGGACGGAGCCTCTCATGAGATTCGGATCAGTGGGCACTACGTCTGCGTCCGCGGCAAGTACGATGATTCTGGGCTCCCACACTCGCAGTGCCCTGGGGACTTCATAACGAAAAATGTCAGTGAGCACATCCATTGGCTCAAATAGTGCCCTTCGAACACGAGTTCCAAACCCCACCCCATCTTTGACCCGAAAAGGCCACTCGTTGGGGTCGGTGTTGATGATCTGCTCAATTGACATGTGGACCAGAGCCTCCCCCGTCGCGATCAAAGGGCGAGAACAAGAAGCGTCCAACTGGATCGGATAGGCCCAACCAACCCCAAGGAAAGACTGCTGTGTTTCTACTGTCATGGCGTTTTTGCGCAAATGTCAACAAATTGTCGAATGCCGTTGTCTTTGCCAGGCTCACCCAAAAGGTTGATGATGGACTGAAGCTGCGCCACCAAGGTGTCCAGGCCCATAAGAGGACTTAAGGACTTGAGGCTGACGGTGATGTCGCTAATTCCACTGACCTTTACAAACTGGAACAAAAAGCCCAGTGCCTCAAGCATTGACCCCAGAACGTCAATCCTGGCAAAAAGGTCTTCCTTCTGTGCGTTGAGCAGTCCAAGCAGACACTCCCCCGTTTTCTGTATCTCGATCTCTGGATCCGCCATAAGACCAGCCACTTGCAGGTTCAGGGTGATCAGCTTGGTGAGCACGTCTTGAACGCACTTCAAAAGTGCTACAATCAGGTCAATGATATCCCTGAGAAGGCGACAGAACGCTCCAACAGACCACCCAGTAAAGCACTGCGTACACTTAGCCGCAGCTTCTGTCATGGCGGACGTAAGCTCCCCCAGGTCAGGGGGAAGGCTGGTCAGGTCTGACAGAATGTCTTTGAGCGCTTCGAGTACTTCAAAAATACTCTGAGCACACTGAAGGAGGCACAGGGGCATCTGAAGCGAGATCAAGAAGGGCTCGATCATGAGAAGGAAGTCAGCCACCACCTCGCACCCATCACAACCGCCTTTCAGCTCAAGATCCATGATAGGCTTGACCTTGGTCCCAGTCACAGGAAGGGTGATTCCTTCGAGCGCCACGGTGGGCCAAGATTCAGACGGAGGGCACGGATTGATACACAGTACCCGCGCCCCTTTTCCAACTTGTGGCGGAAGGCTCACCCTGAAATCCTCCCAATGTCAGCCTCAATGAGTCGCCCGTTTGCTCTCACAAAAGCGCCCTGGATGTTTACCCCATTGGGCCCAATCACAATGGCCCCTCCCCTGTCAGACATGAGCACAATGTCCCTGCCAGCCTTCACTACCAGCCGAGTCTCCTTGTCCTTGCGGGGTCGCACAGGGTTGAAGTCGTCAATGTCCCCTTTTACTCGACCACTTTCGACGGCGGCAAATAGGGAGCCCCCTGGTGGACTTGCTGCCGCCTCGTCGTCGATCTTACTGTGTACGCCATCCCTAACCGGAGCGTACACAAAGGTGCCCACCCAGATGGGAAAATCAGGGCTCTGGTTCTCAAACTCGATCCACACCCCAACGCTGATATCGTCATTGTCTGACGGCACAGGGGGAACTCCAAAGTCCAAGGTGCTCAGTCCGCCCAGCCAAGGAAAACAAGGCTCAGCCCAATCCAGCCAATGGTCCTTGTCATCTGCACTGCCCATAACCTGGGGGCAGTAAACACGAAGCCTCCCGCGCCCCTCTGGGTCGTTATTGTCCCTGATGAAGCCCTTGTACTTCCCGGGGTATTTCCCACCATAGTCTGGATTCAACAGCTCCATTTGTTTCTCCTACCCCACCTTGGCCGTAACTCGGATGGTGGTGCCATTTGTGTCTGTATTCAGTATAACACGAGCGGGCTTTGCTTCGACATCTTTGCCATCTTTGCTGGTCTTGTCGTTGCCCTTGCTGTTCTTGTCCTTGTTTTTGCCCTTGTTGAGAGCGTTACGAGTAAGGCTCGCTTCCACGACGTACCCGCTGCTGTCAATCTTATGTCTCGTTGACACCACACGCCAATTGCCCGAGTAGGTGAGCCCCACGTTCTCCAGCCGGATCATCATCTTGGAAACAAGCCGAGGCGTGCCAGCGACCTTGAGGCTGGCTTTGACCGCCTTCATGTCGATCTTCCCCATGGTGGCAGCCGCATGTTTTTTTATGACCTTCTTATCAGTCTCAGGGGTGGCTGTCGTGAGAGGCTGCTTGGGAGCCATGACCACTTTGGAGTTCACCACAATGTTGGTGCCACTAATAGTGTCAATGGTCAAAACATATAACCCTGCCCCAGCAGTCCCCGTGTCCCTAGGACCAGCACTTTTCACCTTGGACTTGTTGTTTTTGGGATTGGCCCCCGCTTTTCCAGAGGCGCTGGGCTTGGACATACTCACCTCTGGGGAGAAGCTGAACGTGGACCCAAGCAAGTCAGTAAAATAGGTGAACGTCAACCCAGGGGGCGCATCGTACCTCTTTTTATGGAAGTGAAGCACGGTTTCTTCGACGTAACAGTCCCAATTCAAGGGGGCCGCGAGAGACTGCAAGTAGGAAATGTCAGTCATCGATGCAGGCTGGATTCGAGCCTTGCCCCGCCCGTCCCCAGATTCTTCAATGTCAGTGTCAAAGCGATACCTCTTTGCAATCTGTCTTGCTACTTCAGAAGAACTGACTGCGCCCCAGTTCCGGGGGTTGGATCCCTTACCCATGTCATACCGAGCGTCGTATGCCACCATCTCGATGGTGCGCATGCCACTGGCAGGCATGCTGGGCTTGGCCTTCGCAATGACCACACTGTACACCCGAGACATGTCATTGGGATAGCCAAACGTTACTCTGAATCGCACCCCAGCAGCGAATCGAGGATCGTCCACAAATTTGCCGTAAGGGTCATTGACCTTGATCTTTATCTCGTTGACCTTCTTTTCGTCGTCAGAGAACTCAAAGCTGGCCAAGTTCTGAAGTAGGTCAGTGGCAAACTCCTGATCTGCCTCAATAAAAACCCTGGGGGACACGACACTGTGTCGGCTATTGAACATGCTCATGTGCGCCCCGCCATGATATCAAATAGGAATCGCCGGATCGAGGGCACCTTGACCGTCCTGCCCACCTCAAGCTCCGTAAACGGATCCACCACACCGGACAGATCCGCAATGGCCCACCAGTTGCGCGCGTCCCCCAGGTACTTGAGCCCCAGATGGCTCCAGTGCATGGATCCATCCACAAGGATAAACCTGTCATCCTCTGCATCTGCCACAACGCGGGGTCGAATGTCCACATACGCCGGTCGAGCCAACTCCATTGTGACCGGGTTTAGGACCTCCACCACAGGGGAGAGCATAAGTCTGCTTCTATTATGTGGCATTACAGCTCGATTTCCATATCAGGGGGTAAGAGGTTATCTCTAACTTGGCCCCAAGGGGGAGCCTCACCCATGGTCAAGTCTATCTTCGCCCGAAGGATGCGCAAGTCAGGGGAAAAGTAGTTGAGCGTTTCTTTGACACTCTTGACCACGCAGGGAGTAGTTTGGAACATGAGCCCAAACGTGAACAGAACAACGGGAGGAGCAACACTTTCTGCCGTGGATCCCACCACTGGATATCCAAGAGAGCGGTACCAATTGATCTCGTACGTCAGGTCGAGCTGTCCGTTGTAGAAGATACGGTTCTGGATAGCATCCAGGTACAGAGTCAAACTCCAAGTTCTTTCACCACCTGCCCCATACTGGTAAATGGGGTGGCTCGCCCCAGGAAGCTGCCCGACTTCCCACCCAGTGGTTTTGGAGGCCTCGATCTCATGGGGGTTGATCAAAAAATTGCGATGCTCCATTCGACCTGGAATGGTGATTCGACCTTTGGTGACCGTAGGGCTCATGTTTACTCCGTCATGGGCATGCCGTGAGCGTTGGCCCAATCCACGAGGTGTTTTTGAATTGACTCAAAGACGACCTTGCCATCGAGTTCGAGCACAGTTTTGTTATTGAGGTTCACTGTCATAGGTTCTGCCCCGGGCCTACCCGCTGAGGATGCCCCTCGACCCCCCGCCATACTGTCCTCCATAATCCCAAGCCCAGGAAGCCCAAACCCTGTCGGCTGTGGGGCCCCTGCTAGCAGTTTATTGACTGCATTTGCTGCCTCCACTTGGGCATCGAGCGCCTCCCGAAATGAAGAAGGGCCTGCCCCCGGTTCCTCCCCCTTCCTGTACCCGAACTGCCTACTAACTTCATAACCGGCAGCGACAACATTTCGCTTCGTAACCCACGCCTTGTTCACGTCCTCAATGTCTTCCCTCGTGTCCACTCCAAACTTCACGAACGCATCTTTGAGCTGATCAAACATGCCCTTTTTTTTGCTGAAAAGGGCCTTTCTCATTCCCGCAAAATCCCCCTTGGTGAGCGCCACCAGCGCTCTCCCAAGTCCTACTGCGGTGTGCCATATTTCTCTCAAGGGAATGAGAATCAGGTTGAACCCAAGCCTGAGAAACGAAAACGCAACATCCCCGATGTTCTTGAGGATAACGAATGCCATATACACCTCCATGATCTCCTCCACGATGCCCCCTACGTGGGGAATGACTGCATCTATCGCCTGAGCCACCAGGTCCATGACCCAGGCGGCAACATCTGCAACGCCCAAAATGATATCTGCGAAGGTGTCAAGAAAACCCTGTGCTTCCCCCACGTTCTGCTCAGTAGATTTGGGAATCAACCCCATTGCCTCCGCAATGCGCTTTCCCGCCTCGAATACTCGACCGAAGGCCAGGCTGATTTTGTCGAAGGCAGCAGAAAGCTTCGGTCCGGTGGTCTTCCACCCCTCACTGAGTCTCTGCTTGAATCCATCCCAGGCAAGCTCAGCCCACTTGATCCACCCCACAATTTCCTTGAACGTTTCCATAAGGCCTGCCTTCTCAAGCTCCTCGGCGGTCTCCAGTGAAACGCTGGTCCCTGTTGCTCCCCAGTTCTGGAACGCTTCAGAGACTGCACTAATTAGAGTGTGGGCTTTGCCAAAGATTTCGACCAATGGTTGCCACGACGCAGCCACTACGAGCGCCCCGGTCCCCACCCCCACGAGCCCAAGTGCCAAAAAGGGCAGCAGTGACAACGCCAAGGGGGCTGCTGCAAAGGCAACGAGTTCTATGACCGCCAGTCCGATGGTCGCAGAGATGACAAACGCTCCGAATGCCCCTGCTGCTGCAACTACGGTTCCAACCACCGCCATTAGTGCAGACCCTACTAGGGTCAAAACAACTCCAAACTTAACAAGCCCTGGATGGTTTTTGATGAAGTTGGCGACGGCGCCAATTGCTTTACCTCCCAGTATCATCGTCTTTGTGAGTAGGTCCACGACAGGGTCCAAAGCATCTTTCACGGCAGCCATGAACTGCTCATCCCCAATGTAGTCGTCAATCTCTTTGAAAGTGTCAATGAGCCCGCGCTTTAGCTTGTTGTACGGCCCATCGGGGTCATCGATCGCTGCGATCGCCTTGAGAATCCGAGACGGCAGTTCCTTGTAATTGCTCAAGATGCCATCGAACGTGGAGGAAGCAGCAGCGGAGAACCCAAACCATGCCTTGTCCTTGTTGATGTTTATGATCTCCTCAATGATCGCCTTCGCACCACTTTTACCCGCACTACTGAGCCTATCATAGATTTCCATGGGAAGCTGATCTCGAAGGAGCATGGCAGACCCTGATGCAAGGAGCCGCTGCATGCCTCTGGTGAAAGTTTCCATCTTCCACCCCACGTTCCCAGTGGCCGCAGCCATGTCGAGGATTGCAGAGGCAGCAGTGGTTTTCATGTTCCCTGCCAGACTCAAGGTGGCATCGTCCACCTGGCTGAATCCGGCTGCCATGGCCTCAGCCAAGTCTATCGTCTTCCCTCCCTTGTCACGCCACGCATCGAGCGACACGCCCGACTGCACAAGTGCCGTCGTCAGTTCGAGGATTTGCTGTTCTTCGAACGGTGTGTACTTCACAATGTCCTGCACTCCCCTTACAACGTCGAATGCCTGCTCCTGTGAAAACTTCCCGAACATCTTGATGCGCAGAAGGGCCCCTTCCATTTCACCACCCGCCATGGCCACTGCTTTGGCGAGGCCAGCGAACATGCTGATTCCCTTCATACCATACGACTGCATCTGCATACCAAACTCAGACATTTGCTGAAATGATTGCTTTACTTGATCCACTAAAAGTGCCACAGCCGCTACCTGGGGGGCTATGCCTCCAAGTGCTGAACCGATCCCACTAATCCCACCACGCAGCCCACCAAGGAGCTGTGTTGCTGTTTGAGCCGCTCCACCCACGCCCTGGTGAGGCGCAGAACCTGGGGCGGACACCTTGTCCTTGCCCAGCTCTTTGGCCACGTCAGAAACAGTTGTCTTCAGCTCTTTGAGTTTGTCTTTGCCAGCGAGATTGACGTCAATAAGAAGGGTGAATTTGGAACCAGAGATCATCTGCACTCACTCCATGAAGTATGGGCAGTGCCAGATGAAGTCAACGTCGTGAGCGTCTATGGAAGGCGTGGACTTGGATCTGACTGCCTCTTCGATTCTCTCACCAACGATGCGCTTCCAGCGTACCGCCGCGCGCCTACGTGAATATGCCATCCTAAGAACATCCCGCTCACTCCACCACTCAGCTAGGGAGAAGATGTCCGTTTCAAGCCGGTACTCTTCCCCGATGGGAAGAAAAAAGCAGGGTCATTCGTATCGATAAGGGTTGAGAATTCTCCCCCACAGTGGGGGCAAACAATCCCTTCAATCGACGTGTCGATTCCTCCCTCACGAGTATTGATCTCGTAGCGCAAGAAGGATCGATCACGGGCTGACATACGCCGAAGTGCCTCGAACTTGGGCTCATCCCCATCGATGCTGATCAGCCGAAGTTGAAGCGTCGAAGTCACAAGATCATCACTATGCTGCCCATCGTGAATCTCCTGAATGCGCTTCTCATCGCTACCAACGAGAGGCCTCCACACCACCACCTTGCCGGATGGGCAGGTAGAAGTGAAAGAAAAAATAGATTGACTATCACTGGGAAGCGGATTGCTTGTGACTTCCAGATCAGCGAGGTTATACTCCACTCGCTCGACGACTTTCTCACAGTGCGGGCACCGCCTGTCACACTGCACTTCGTCCCCGAGCGACAACTGCCGTAAACGAATGAGCGCAAACGCCCGGTCGTTGGTGTGCGCATCTGCCCACTGTTGAAAGAAAAAGTTGGGAGAATCAAAACGGGTCCCCCCATCAGGGCGGCGCATTGCTCCAATCTGCTCCGTGCAGCGGGACAGGATTCGAGACATTCGTTCCCCAAAACTAGTGGGAGACAGCCCACTGTTTGGTTTCTTCTCCTGCCTGCGCAAAAGCTTGATGCCGGAAAGAAGGATGTCTTCCTCTTCCCCAGTCAGCTCAGTCAGAACCACCTTCTTTGACCACCCTTGCGGGGTGCGAATACCCATCGGCAACTCGATTAAAGCCTCCATTGCCTACTCTCCTACAGGATTTGTTCGAAGCCCTCGTGGGCAAGAACCAACTCTTCCACACTGTTCTCCGAAGACTGCGCATCAACGTCACCCATGGGCTTGTAGCTCTTGGGCCACGCATGGTTCAGCTTCCAGCTACGAACCTTCTGGTTCAAGCTGTTGTACTGGTGGATGACAGGTTCCCTTCGGAATTCTGCACTGGACCCCTGCACGGCAACCTTGTGGACTTGGGCAAACCAGTCCAAAAAGTCATCAGCCCCTGGTCCTGGAACGATCTGCCCACGAGAAAGGGTAACGTCCCCATACTTGGCGAGCCCCGGGGACTTTTGCGGGGTTTCATTATCTCCCCCTTCCCGGTACTCGATCACATCGGTTTCAACGTTGAGGCCACTTACTTTGGAAAACCCAAAGCGAATGAACCCCTCGATCTCCACACGGAATCGAAAAGACTTCAGCGGATCTGCAACTGCTCCACGCCCCATGATTCACTCCTCTCAAAGCTGTGAGGCCAGCGATGCCTCAAGAGCCCGTGTATCTTGCTCCAGGGTGATGTCCACGTATCGAGCGGGTTGATCAAAGGCCAACCCCACACGAATTTTCATTTTCTTTGCCGCAATCACCTGCGCCGTATTGTTGGTGTCATCACAGATGATGAAAAATGCCTCTTCATCCGTTGATCCCTTGAGAATCCCATCCTTCCGCCACTGCCGGAAAAGAGAGGTAGCCACTCGCACCACCTGGCTGCGGGTGTCTTCGTTGTTGGGCTCGAAGTTCACGAAGCGGGTACGCCGCTTCAGTTCGCGGCGAGCCACACAGAAGCCAGTCACCTCACCATGAACCCCATACTCGTCCGTGCTGTCCAGTGTCTTGTCACCCCAGACAGCATACCCCTCGCCAGGGAAGTTGATGATTGCATTGATTCCATAGGAGAACATGCCATCATACTCGTCACTTCCCTCGTCAATGTTGTACCCCAACCCGACGATGCCACGCACTTGACCGTCCGTGATGCCAGCCGGTGACTTCGCGAAGTTCCGCTTATAGTGGGTACGGGCAATCAACCCCTGAATCCACCCACTGGGAGCCTTGAGCGTCTTTACCCCCAACAGGGAATCCACCACGTACACATGGGGCCAATACATGGTGAGAAACATCGAGCTGAAGTTTGCAGTGTTTGTCACCCACGTGGCGATGGCGCTGTGGTCAAACCCACTGGGCCCTTCAATAATACCCTGCACGTCCCCGCGAAGTTCCAAGTACGCTTCCAACCCCTTCAAAGCGCTGGCCCCGTCGTTTGCTCCGAGGATGTCGCACACTCCAGGCATGGAGATAAAGTTCACGTCCTTGGCGGAGTTCCAGGCATAAACACCAGTCTTCGACACTGAGGATCCGATAAAGTCACTCACCCCGATAGCCCCACCGTTGGAGCCCCCAGACATAACGATGGACACCGCATCCTGCTCTGGTCGCGGGTCAGATACCGAAGGGCCCAAAGCCGTGACCGTCACAGGAGTACGGCTGGCACTATTGATCACCACTTCGAAGTACCTGGGGCCAGCCAACGGATCCATTCGAAGATTCATAAAGGGGCTGGGAGCGAGAAGAAGGCCATCGCTACCATAGACATACAGATTCCACGTCTCAAGCACAACGTCCTCTGTCCCTGCATACCCACCCGTAGGGACCGTGATGGCCGTACTTAGGGTGAGCGTGGCACCATCCACCACAGAAATGACGGCCCTTTGGGTATCCGCGCCCTTCGTGATCGATATTTGATCCCCCACTTGGAGCTTGGCCCCAGAAAGGACTGAGATGGTGGAGGTAGCCCCCGCAGCGGTGGCAGCAACCCTGGTCACCGCTACATCATTTCTGGTAGCCTTGACCTTCGTCGAGTTTCCCCACACCCCCACGCTGGAGGCATTCACTTTGATCGTTGACACCGAAGTGCTTGCAGTGCCCGCGTGGGCACTATTGTCCAAACCCATCTTGGTGTCTGCCGTGGACGCTACCATCACCTGAACGGTGGCCGCCGCTCCAGCCAAGTCTCGGGTCAGTACGAGTGCCCCTCCACTGTTAGATGGAGTAACATTAGACAGCTCTGCAAGGCCCAGGGTCACCAGCTCATCCGCCGTGACCGCTCGAATGTTCGCCACGTTGCCAGGGGTTGCGTTCGTGAAGGCCCCCGCCACAAGCCCAGTCTTGGTCGTGACGGATGCTCCACTCACACCGACTACGTATGCTTTTGCAGGGGCAGCATCAGTACCAGCCACGTCCGTGGTGATAACGATATCACTGCCCGAGACCACAGCCTTCGCTCCGAGGAGTTGAGAGTTAAACTGTGCTGCATAGGTAGACTGGCTAGTCGCCGATGACAGATCGACAACCTGCTCCCCTGGCACACCAGGGATAACAAACGTGGCTGTTTCACCAGCATCGCCAGCCGCCCACGAACCCGTGAAAGTCAAGGTAGCCGGATCCGCTCTCACCGTGATAGTCCCGTCGTTGCCAGACTCGGTGTCCACCACGATAGTATCCCCGTCGGCCAAGGTGAACGGCCCAACCGCAGAGGTAACGCTTCCGCGTCCAGCAGGCCCCACGGTGTTTAGGTCACGGCTTGCCGCGACTGCCGACGCCCCAGTCACTCGATTGATGTAGCAAACAGATCCTTCATTGGCGAAGAATCCAAGCATGGCATCGTACCCTTGTGGGTATGCCGTAAGTCTGTCGCCAAACAGCTCCCTGTAGTCGTCAGGGCTGACAACTTTCGTCGGGACTGTAGGCCCTTTTTCTGTAACGCACTGAAAGCCACCAATTGCTGTCGCAAGTCCAGGGCGTGCAATGGCCCCCTTACGGACA